ATGCCGCGGCCGCGCTTGACAAAAAAGTATTCTTGATGGTACCGATTATGGAATATTACACTTGGGCAGAAGGCAGGGAACAGTCTTCGTGGTATGGGGAAAATCTAACAATCATCAGGCAATCCACTCCTAAAAACTGGGACTCAGCCTATGCTACTCTTCGTGAGAAAATACAAGATTTAACGCTATAGCACATTTTCCAGTGTGTTTAACTTGTCAATAATATTTTTAAACTTGAAAGTTTGCCACACACCCGGGTGAAGCGGTCTTGGGTAATCTTCAAGGAATACCCAGCAGTAGCCTCGGTGCTCGTTGTTTAACACTGGCACGAACTCTTCTTCCACAGGAATCAGGAAAGTATGATAAACAAAGTTGAGGTTATTGCTAGTAAATGTTTCGATAGGGATGGCTTTTTGCCCAGACAAATCAACATTCATCTCCTCTTGAATTTCACGATTTAAAGCTTCAATTATTCTTTCGTTTGGATTTACCTTGCCGCCAGCCAATCCCCAAGTGCCACTATAACTATGCCCATTACGAAGCAAAAACAGATAGCGTTTAGTTTTGCGACTATAGATCAACGCACCTGTGCCCTTTTTTGCAGTTACAGCACTATTGACCAACTTCCCCCGTCGTATTTCCCCTCTATGGATCTGGTCCATTCCTGTGTTTCTGGTGTCCATTTAAACTGCAACCCTGTTTTTAAGTTAGTAAGGTATTTAACCTCGACGGCATCAGCAGCAGTAAAAGCCACTGCCCAGTTATTTCCGTCAAACTCAATAATGTCACAGTTTTTTGCTACCAAGTTAGTATTACTACTACCTCTCCAGGCTTTAGCAGATTCCAAGTTATCGTATGACCCAATGTCGTTCAAGATCAAGTATCTACTACCTGCGGTGGCAGAGATGAAAGTTGGATCGACTGGCATGTTGTAGGGGTCGATAATAGCGTTTATTGGAGCGAGATTATTAGCAGGGTAGGTGTCAGGAATGGGTGAGAACAGAAGCCTTGAAGCATCGGTGGGATGGTAAGCAACTGTTCCTATCAAAATACTGCCATTTGGTTGTTCGAGCCGCACTGTGCTTATACCACCTTGCAACACCCTGCCATATATTTCAGAAAGGCGGTGCCATGAAAACGCTTCAGTAAGATACGCAATAGGTCCGTCAGCAGTGTCAATTATTTTGTCCACTTTGCGTGTCAACTGTAGCATACCACTATTGTAAATGAGTCCATACTCAAGTGGTGTTAGCACTAATCTCGTCATAAGAGCCGTTGTTGATAAATCTGTGAGATCCTGCGACAGATCACCATTAGTATCAAACACTGACGAAATAATACGCTGAATAACTCCAAGTTGCTTGACCTTGGCAGGTAGTGATAACCAGATTGGCAACTCAAACCCTACAGTGAATATGTCCATCTGCGGCCCGGCACCACCAGTTGGAATAGTTCTTGACGTCCAGCCAGTGTTCATTAAAAATATTGAGCTTAAACTGGTCCAGTCAATGTAGTTGTCTGTGCTTTGGATTTCCAACGCAGGGTTAAACAACGGCAAAATTTGCTCAAGTAGCTGCAACTTTTGTGTAGTATTGCTAGTCCAAATGTCAACTTTGAGTGTGAGCTTATACGGCACTGGCATCATGCGCTCTACTGTAAACGCGCCGCCCTGTGATTGCCCCCACTCACCAGTAACTTGATCATAGGTGCGTTCCCTGATGTTTAGCTTGCTTACATGGTATGGTTCTTGAACGCGGGCACGATCATAATCTAGCCCCGTAATGTAGCAGGCAATGCAGGGCACCGTGGGCGTAGTGTTCTCAGTGTTGCCCATGATGATGGAGGCAGCCTGAGCAGACGAATCCCCGTAGATTACTGGAACTTGCTGAAGCGTTTGATTTCCGTTAGAATCTTTGCCGAATTCTACCTGAAAATGGCTGAAAGCGCGTATAAACTGTAATAAAAAGCGTCGAATCTGCCCGTCGTATGCGAAAGTGTTTAAGCTCATAATAACCTTAGTAATCAGTTGGTGGGCGCAAAGCAGTGGATAGCGGCTGTGCTGATGGAATGACCTGCCCGTTGGCTAGCGTAATAGTGTTAGCATTGTTGGCAAAACTATTGCGTAGCGTATCGTTGCCTGCCGCACCTGGAGTAAGGTTGGTGCGAACATTGTCCTCGACCTTGACCCAACGATGCCCGTCGTAGCGGAACAGACGGTTTGGAAGATAGTCAAGCCGTAAGTGATAGTCGCCCTGCGCTGGTGTTGCTGGGAACGACACCCCTGCCGTAACTGGCAACCCGTTTGGAGCCAACCCGTCACCAGACAGATACCCCTTTGGATTCTGCTCTGCCACTGGGCTAAAGGTAGCAGCATCAGCAGTAACCCCACTATCTGCTGTTGTCATCATTGAATCTGCAGTTGATTCGCTTTTGGCAAGATTGCCGTCAGCGTCAGAGTATGGGCTAAATATTTTGCTTACATCATACCCGCTCTTCGGAACCTCTGCTTCAGCCTGCTGAACGATAGCCTCGTTTATGCCCACATACTTGTTGAAAGTGCTCATAATGTCTGACAACGGTGTGGTGCCTGTTGAGGTGCCCTGCGGCCCAGCACTGTTATCAACTGCGATTTGGTTGAGAATGCCCTTATACTCTTGACTGTCAACGAGTGGGTTGAGTTTACAGCGCCACAAGTGCGGATACCAGGTTGGGCTAAACCCCTCACTTGCCCATGAACACTCGCCCACAACATAATACCGCTTCAGTGCTGCTGGAAAATCGTTCAACGCATCGTAATCTTTCAAGTGAAGCAGTTCAAACACATCACCGCTCATGATTTTTCTGCCCAAGGTAGCGATCATCTCGCTGAGGTGGAAAGTCATCACAATGGTTCCGGTCTGTAAAAACATGCCAAACTGGGACAGATCAAAATCGTTGTCACTACGCTGGTAAATCCCCCGCATGCTAAAGACACTGGTGTCATACTTGCGGTCGCGATTTTCAAGGAACAGAATATCTTGGATGTTCGCCACACTCTGCGTAGAGTAGCTGGGTTGAGTAGCATCACCCGTAGGCCCTTGATCCACTGGTCCCAGATATTTATGAACCAGAATCCCTGTACCACCCACTACAAACATTTCTGCGATTTGGCGATCAATCCAGCGAAAATCTGCCCCTTTTTCTGGTTTCCACAAACTTAATCTGCTCATATTTTTGCCTCTACAATGTAGTATTTAGCCAAAATATTACTTGACAATCAACTATTCTGGCTGTATAATACACAGAAATGGAAATAACAAACAGTCTTGATTGGCAAAAAGTTCGAGACGAGCTTGAAGCAAGCATGCGAACTGGGATTTTGACAAATAACGCGCCAAACTCCATTCTCCAGTTAAATAACATGCACGACGCGAAAAGAATGTTGACAAATATTGGTAATCGTGTTAAAATTCTGTCAGAACACGAAATAATAGCCAGACGAGAGCATACTACACACAGTCAAAAGGTGGTCACAACCACAGTTGCCACTATTAATGCTGAAATACATGATCTCGAACAATGGATTTTCATGTTGACTTTAATGAAATAACTGGAGTAAACTATGGCTACGGTAGTCGGTATCAAAATCAAATCCAAAGCTAAACAAGAGCGAGCACCGCGAGCTCATGGTGCTTTGGGTGAACCGGTGTGGGACACGGACCGGGCAGTATGTTTTGAGGACAAAGAGTTTGATCATCATCTGCGCAAAAGTCTCAACTTTTACAACTACAACTATAACCAAAAGGACTTGAAAAAGTATGTTTTGGAATGGTTGAAAGAACATGCAAAGTGGACACCTGAGCAGCTTGCAGCATACGCTGACACTGACCCATACTTGACTCCTATGACCTTTTGCGGGTTAGTTAAATCCGTGTCCATGGGTATGCCGATGCGTGAAAACCATCGCGATCAACTGCTGGCGCATATGACAAAGCTGATTCAGCCTGCTCTTGAAGCTCGCGCTGCTGAACGAGCAAAGCAAAAATCGGCAACTGGAACAGTTATTGCCCCGCTTACTATTCAAGATCGTCTTGCTGAAAAAACTGCTGAAGTTATTGGCGAGATTGAAGGCCAAGTTGACCGTGTGTTTAACAAAGAGCCAGTTGATATCAATATTTACGAGTTTTTGACTACTAAGGGTGTAGCACAGTCGCAAGTTGGCAAGATCCGTAAAGTGTTTCAACGGCAGATTGACGAGATCACAGAGTATGTCAATGGTAAAGATGCCCAGCTCACTGAAGCCTATTCACATCTCAAGAAAGCTGATCTCAAACGCATTGGCGAGTTTTATGTGAAACTGATGGCTGACTTGG